CTTAACAGTCTCTAACTATGTTAAAGATCGTACTCCAACAACTAACATGGCAATGTCCAAAAAGCGTAAGATTAACTCTACGCTACACATTTGGCCTAATGACTATTTCCGTCAGCCTACACTCAATGCAAACTTAGAAGGTGCAGCAGTCACTTCTTCTTTGGCAGCATCTAACACTCGTGCCAACATTGGTAACTACACACAAATCTTCACAACAGTTATCGGTGCAACTGGTACTGCTCGTGCAGTTGAGCAAGCAGGTGGAGATCCACAAGCATATCAAGAAGTTAAGCAATTAACTGAGATCATGTTTGACGTTGAACTCCAAATGGTTCGTGCAGATGGTGCTTCAATCAAGTACTCTGGACAGTCAGCAACTCAAGGCGCATCACCAAACAACGGACGTAGATTCGGTTCTTTGTTTGCTTTTGCAGGTACACGTTCAGGAAATGACACAGATGGTGTTTCAGTATTGAACTTGGCGGCTTCTGATGGTACAGACACAACAACTGTAACTAACACCAACGTACCATTCAATGGTTTGTTGTCAAACGCAGGTTTGGGTTATTTCAGTTTTGGTGCTAACGAAACTAACCAACCTTTCTCTCCTGTTCTGTACAAGCAATTGGTAACAGCCGCTGAACAACGCTTCAACGCTAAGATTACTAACATGGTTGTACCTACATCACTCAGAACCACAATTTCTGACAACATTCCACAGTCACGTTCTATCAACAGGTTCAATCCTGCTGACAAGGGCGACACAATTGGTACATACGAAGGTGACTTCAACTATACATACCAAATTGATGACAACTGGATCATGGATCAGACAGGTTCAAACAACAATGCGATTCTTTTCTTGAATCCTGATGTTGTTCAATGGGGTTCTTTGCGTGAACTTGGTCCAAACAACGAAGTATTCTCAAATGCAGATGCTTCTTTGGATCAGTACATCATGGAAGGTACATTGATTGTGCGTAACCCAGCAGGTGTTGCAGTTCTTGCTGCTATCACAACTGGCACACCAATCACAACACCAAGAGCATCTAGCCAAGTTCAGCGTTATCTCGCTTAATTTAGTTGAGAGATTGGAGGGAATCCCAAAAGGGTTCTCTCCCTTTTTTTTGGAGAAGATATGGAATTGAATCTAGACAACGAAGAAGCCAAGATTAACGAAGATTACTACATGAAGGGTAATCTAGAAGCAGGTATTGAGGGTGTTTTAGCCCGAAATAACCAAATGTTTAATGATGTTAAGTCTGGCACTTGGAGTCAAACATTCAAGACTGATCGTATCGACTACAAAATTGGTGCTGAAGATGGCAGACGATATGTCCAATATACGCAACATAACGTAGAAGCTATCAGACAAAACTGTAAAGAAAGACGGGAGTTTTACAAAATTCACGGAACTGCCAATCCTTTTTTTGCGGGTACTTTCCATGCTATGGACTTACCCAAGTGTTTTGCTCATGAAATAAGTTCTAGGTGGTTTAATAATCGTCCTTGGGAGTTAATTAAGCAAGACTTTGATGACAAGATTCTTTTTTACGCAATAGTTAACGAATATTACTCAGATTTTGTTTGTCATCCAAGCGGAAAAATACCATTGCCTTACAATCCGATAATACCTACTCGATGAGGATGTTTTATGTCTCTTTTTATCCAATCTGCCAACAACCTCGTTACAAGAGTGGCTCAATGGGTAGGAGCTATTCCAACATCAATAAGCGTTAATGCAACTGCATACAATTCATTAACAGGAATCATTACTACTGCTTCTGATTGCACATCATTGGTGTTGGTTGGGGATTTTATTTCTCCAACCCAAATGGGACCTTTTACCCTAGTTACAGCAGTCTCTACAAGCACAATTACTGTATCTGACCCTGACATAGTCTGGAGCTTTCCAACGTATCCTACGGCTATTTTAAAGCTCCCTACACAATCTTCAATGGATATTCAATTCTGTATTCAATTTGCAGAGTTATCTTTTAGAACAATTTATTTACCTGCGTTAAGGAGCAATCCTTACGACCCAGTTAATCCTTCTACGATTGTTACAAATACAAATGGTTTAGCTCCTATCCCTGCGGATATGAACTGGCCTATTATTTTCTTCCAACAAACTCCTAGTTCTCAAGTTCCTCCAGGCACATTGAATGCAGGGTTTGGACCTTGGATTATTTACGACAGGGTTGGAGATAGAGAGATTATTCGTTTATCAATGATTGATCAGCTTTATGTAAAACCTTTTGGTGTTCCAAGGGTTATTAGGGCTAATTTCTCAGAGGTAGGACCTAACTATTTATTTACTCCTAATCCTGGTAACGGAACAACAATCCTTGCATATTATGTAAAGGCTTTTCCGTTCTTGTTTAGCCCAACAACAGATTCACTAAACCCTATTGTTCAAAGTAATGCAATTCTTGCAACATTCCCTGAAGGGTATATGTACAAGGTATTGTGGGCTTATTACGACAAGAAAAAAAATGTTTCTGAAGCAGATAAGTGGAATGCAAGATTTGATGCTGCTTACGGATTAATTGAGGATCAAGCAATGAAAGATCTTTGGAGTGGAGGAGATAGACATTTATCTTCTGAATTCCAACCCCGTAACTACAGATACTCGTTTCGATAATGGCAACACAAGGACTATACGGCTCAACTGCAATTGCACAAGTTGTTCAGCCTAATGAAAGTAATGGGTTGTACGGGAGTACAGATAATTACTATGGTGGCACGTTCTTTGAATGGTTTATCTTTTATCAAGGATCTACTGCTCCTGCTACACCTACTGGTGGATCATGGAATTACTCTACAAATACAGGAACACCTCCTACAGGGTGGTTAAATGCACCTCCTAGTTCACCAACTACAACTATTTGGTGGTCTATTGCATTTGTAAATTCTAAGACACCAACAACTATTGTTTGGTCAACACCTGCACCTATTACCCAACAAGGTCCAACAGGAAGTACAGGACCCACAGGTCCAACAGGACCACAAGGTACGCAAGGTATTCAAGGTGTTACAGGTCCAACGGGTCCAGTAGGCGCAACAGGACCTACGGGAACTCAAGGAGCTATTGGTCCAACTGGTCCACAGGGTATTCAGGGTGTACAAGGTTTACAAGGTCCGACAGGTCCTACTGGAACTCAGGGTATACAAGGTGTAACTGGTCCGACAGGACCGACTGGAGCTACAGGACCTACTGGCGCACCATCTACTGTGGTTGGACCTACTGGTCCGACAGGATCAACTGGTTCAACAGGCAATACAGGTCCAACAGGACCTACAGGCACAAATGGTATTAATGGTCCAACAGGTCCTACTGGGTCAAACGGAACTAACGGACCAACAGGACCAACAGGTAGCAATGGTACAAACGGACCTACAGGACCTACTGGATCTCAAGGACCTACTGTATATCCTAGCGCAGGTATAGCAAACTCTACTGGTAGTGCTTGGGGTACAAGTTATGCAACCAATGTAGCAAATGGTGTTGCAGTTTATGACGCCAACTTTAATTTATCAACTAATTGTTTATTTGAAGGTTTTAATGGATTAACTGCAAGTGGAACAACTCAAGTTTTAACTGCGGCATCTGTACAAAATTGGTATGTAATTGGAACTGGTGGACAAACATTCCAACTACCAAACGCAACCACATTGCCAAATGGCGCAACATTTACATTTAATAATAATCAAAGTAGTGGTGCAATTACTTTAAATAATAACTCTGGCACATCAATAATATCTGGTGGAATCCCATCAGGTGGTTATGTAACTTTAGTATTGTTGTCAAATAGTAGTGCCGCAGGAACTTGGGATTATCATTTTGGCGCACCATCAAATGTATCTTGGTCAACCAATACATTAAGTTATGCGGGTTCTATAACAAATGCAACGTGGAACGGAAACAACATAGCGTTAAACAAGGGTGGTACTAATGCCAGTTTAACGGCTAGTGCGGGTGCGGTTACATATTCTGGAGCAAGTGCTTTAGCTTTAAATGCACCTGGTACTAGCGGACAACCTTTAGTGTCTGGCGGTACAGGCGCACCTACATTCACATCTGCACTAACTGGTCTAACTATAGACAACACAGTAATAGGTGCTACAACTGCTAACACAGGTAAATTCACAACCTTAGAAGCCACAGGAACATCAACTCTGGGAGATGCTTCAACTACTTATATTCAGGTAGTGGGAGATGCTTCTTATCCTGCAATTAAAGCGGCAGGAGGAACAAATACACCTCTTGTGTTGCAACCATTGGGTACAGGAGCATTACAAGCACAAAAAACAGATTCTACTGCTACAGGTGGTAATGCTAGGGGTGCTAATGCGGTTGATTGGCAGACTAGTAGAACAAATGCCGCCAATGTAGCAAGTGGTGCATATGCAACAGTTTCAGGCGGTCAAGATAATAGAGCAAGTGGTACATATAGTGCTGTTGCGGGTGGTTATGGAAGTTATGCTTCTGCCACTGCTTCTTTTGTGGGTGGTGGAGAAGGAAATTATGCTTCTGGTTATAGTTCTGTAGTTGTAGGTGGATATGTAAATGGAACATCTACTCAAGTTGGATATTTTAATTTTATTGGCGGTGGTTATGGTAATACAGGAACATCTAATGCCACAGCTACAACTCAAGCGACTACTACAGTTACATCTGGAAGCACCGCAGTAACTCTTTCAGGTTCAAACGCATCAATTAAAGTAGGTCAAATAATAATTGGAACAGGTATTGTTTCTTTTACTTACGTTGCCGCTATTTCAGGAACATCCCTTACCCTATCCCAAAACGCTAACGCATCTGGCTCACCAACCTTATCTTTCTACACACCTCATGGAGTAGTAGTAGGAGGAGGAAATAACCAAGCAACAGGAGCATATAGCTTTATTGGTGGTGGTGGTGATGCGGGAACTTCGGGTAATAGAAACGTAGCATCTGGAGATTGGAGTTTTGTTGGTGGTGGGCAATCTAATATTGCTAGTGGTTTAGGTTCTGTAATTTCAGGAGGTGGATTAACAACATCTGGTGGAGTTTCTGGCAATACTGCATCAGGTGCATTATCTTCAATTATTGGGGGAAGAAACCAACAAGCAACATCAAACTATTCTACAGTATTAGGTGGTGCAAGTAATTTGGCTAATGGTGTTTATTCTTTGGTTGCTGGAGCATACGGAACAGCAAGAGGAATACAAGGATATACTGTTTTTTCAGGTTCTCCAATAACTAGCACAACTGGTATTACACAAACTGCATTATTGGTTTTAGGAAAACAAACTACTGATGCTACCGCCACAGTTCTTACTTCTGATGGAAATTCAGCATCAAGCTCAAACCAAGTAATACTACCTAACAACTCAGCATATTCATTTAGAGCAACCATAATTGGTGGAGTTACTGGGGCAGGAAATACGGCATCTTGGATTCTTCAAGGTGCAATCAAACGTGGTTCTGGGGTTGGAACAACCGCAATAGTTGGAACAGTAAACTCAATATTATTAGCTCAAGATTCAGGCGCATCTACTTGGGCAGTTTCAGCTACCGCAGATACAACCAATGGTGGTTTATCAATTACAGTTACTGGTCAAGCCTCAACTACAATTAGATGGGTTTGTAAAGTAGAGACAACAGAAATGACATACTAAGGAACTAACATGGCACTTAAACTAAACTTAGGCACAACTCAATTTGGCGCACCAGCACCAGAGGCTTACGCTAGAGTCACAAACTTTTTTGGAAACAAAGACAATATCCAAGTACAGGTATCTGTGCATTTCTCAAAGGATGCTAGAGATTCAAATCTTAGTCCGGTAAGAGAAGATGCGCACTACATTGGACTAGCAGACTTGGCGGGTAAGGGTGAGTTGATGACTGCAATCTATGAAGTGCTTAAAACAATGTCTCAATATCAAGGCGCAACGGACGTTTAAAAATGGCTATTAACCAAGACAACGTAGCAGACAAACTTATTCCTACTACTGGTGGGTTAAGTGTTCAAGGGTTAATAATTAACTCTATGACTTTGAGTACGTCTGTGGTTATACCTACTGGTTATTCTGCTCATGCAATTGAACCTATTACATTAAGCAATGGAGTTACTGTTACTGTACCGAATGGATCTAGATTTTTGATTTTATAGGGATTAGATTATGAAGATAGCGGTTTATGCGATATCTAAGAATGAAGAAAAGTTTGTAAATAGGTTTTGTCAGTCAGCAAAAGATGCAGATCTTATTGTGATTGGTGATACTGGATCTACAGATAAAACAGTTAAATTGGCATTAGAGCATGAAAATGTTGTTGTACATGATGTAAGAGTTAGTCCTTGGAGGTTTGATAAAGCAAGGGAAACTGTGCTTTTTTCAATACCTGATGACATTGATATTTGCATTAGTTTAGATTTAGATGAAGAATTGCAACCTGGTTGGAGAGAAGAAATTGAACGGGTTTGGACACCTGAAACAACCCGATTAAGATATAAGTTTGATTGGGGGGCAGGAATAGCCTTTTACTATGAAAAGATTCATGCAAGAAAAGGTTATATGTGGAAGCACCCAGTTCATGAATATCCAATTCCAGACCCAAGAACTGTAGAAGTTTGGGCACAAACAGATATGTTGTTAGTAGTTCATAAACCTGATCCAACAAAATCAAGAGGTCAGTATATGGATTTACTAGAGATGGCGGTTAAAGAAGATCCACATTGTCCAAGGAATGCTTTTTATCATTGCAGAGAATTAACCTTTAATTATCGTTGGCAAGAGGCTATAGATGCTTTACATAAGTATTTAAAAATGCCTGAAGCTACTTGGATTAATGAAAGATGCTATGCGATGAGGTTATTAGGCAAAAGCTATGAAGAATTGGCTAACCATTGGGAATGCCTAAAATGGTATAGGTTGGCTTGTGCAGAAGCTCCTAACACTAGAGAACCTTGGTTAGATTTAGCAATGTATTCTTACAGATGTTCTATGTGGGAAGAATGTTATTCAAGTGCAATGACTGCATTGAAGATTGTTGACAAAGAAGCGGTTTACACAATGGATCCAAGTGCTTGGGGTGAGAAACCTTGGGATTTAGCCAGTATTTCTGCGTGGAATATTGGGCTAAAGGGAAAAGCAATTGAATTTTGTCAGAAAGCAGTAGAATTAAACCCTACGGACGTTAGGTTAATTAACAACTTATTGCAAATGCAAGAAGACTTAAATGATAACAAGTAGCTATTATTCTGGGAATGGTGAAAACAATGGGTTATATGGTAACCCAGGTGTAAACACAGTTACCTATTTTATATGGCCTATTTACATTCAAAGTGTTACTCAACCTGCGACACCAACTGGTGGTTCTTGGAACTTTACTACAAATGTAGGAACTCCTCCAACTGGATGGTCAGCAACACCAATAACGTCTACTGGTAATGATGTTTGGGTATCTGTTTCAGTAGTTAACTCTATTGCACCAACTGTACTTAGTTGGAGTACTCCTGCTCTTTATTTTGCACCGCCTGTTATCGGTCCAACGGGTCCTACGGGACCTTTGGGTCCTACAGGTCCTTATGGCGGTCCGACTGGTCCGACAGGTCCTACAGGCACTTTTGGTCCTACTGGACCTACTGGTCCTGTTGCTTATTCTGGTTTGCCAGTATTGTTGTACACAGGGGTAACAAGGGTTGTATTGGCGGTAAATAGTTATATACAAGTTTTACTATATGGTGGAACGATTGTAAATGTTCCTCTTGTTTAAGGAAAAGAAATGACTGCAAGAATTCCATTAGTTATAAGTGGTACGCAAATAGAGGAACTCCAATCTGGGGATAATCTTGCTTTAACAGGTGCTACAAGCGTTACAACCCTTACTGCATCTGGTGACATTACTATGACAGGTACAGGAGAGATTCAAGTTCCTGCGGGAACTACTGCTCAACGTGCAGGATCTCCTTCTACAGGAATGTTAAGGGCTAACACAACCACTAATCAATTTGAAGGTTATATAAATGGTCAATGGGGTGGAATTGGTGGAGCACAAGCGGGTGGAGCTATTCAAGTAAATAACTCTACTGCTAACGTAAGTTATACAATTGGTGCAGGAACAAATGGTTTTTCTGTTGGACCAATAACCATTAATTCAGGAATTAGTATTACTGTTGCACCATCACAAAGATGGATAATTATTTAAGGAATTTGATATGTCAAGCATAGCATCAGGAACCACAACAACAACTGCTTTAGTTTACACGGCAGATACATCGGGCGTACTTCAGCTACAAACTAACGGCACGACTACTGCGGTAACAATAGATACAGCTCAAAAC